CAGAGCTATATCTTTTAAGTAGCTCATCTAGTTTAGATTGGAACTTTTCATATTGAGAACCCTGCTCAATTAAAGCTTTAGTTTCTTCTTCTCTAGCATCTCTTACTGCTTGAATAGCGGTTACTTGAAGTTTAAGAGCATCAACTTGATCTCTACCTGCTTTTATTTGATCTCGTAATCCTTCTGTATACTCACTGCCATTTTTAAATGTTTTAATAAACTCCTCATTAAGAGCCTTATTTAGTTCTTTTTGTACAGCTATTTGAGTATTGGTTGCGTCAAGAGCATTATCTAAATTAGATAATGAATTACTTAAAGCTTGAGCATTAGAAATGATCTGTTTTATAGGAGTATTGACGTCAGAAAGTTCATCTTTTGCAATTCTTATTCTATCTGCGAATCCTGCAAAATTTACCACTAAACCTTTCAGTGCTGGATCAAGAAGTTTAAATTCGTCTTTTGTCTCAGCAGTTGCTATAGTTACTCCCATTATCGATGCTTCTAATCCTTTAGATGCATCGCTATACTCTATAAGGTTATAAACATTATCAGATGCTAGACCTGACATTTCAGAGAAAACACCATTAAAGTATACTTGCGCTCCTGTAGTTGTAAGTAAGGCAGATCTTAAAGCTGTAAGACTTTCTGCTACTTGTCTAGCTTTAAGAGCATTTTCAATATCATCTGACTTAGCAGCTATTTTATTATAATCATCTATTTCTTTAGCTAAAGAGTTAATTTTAATTGTTGTTTCATCTACCTCTTCGAAAAAACCACTAAATAATCCTACAATAGATTCTGTTATTGCAAAACCAGTAAGAGCATCAATCAAAGATGTTACTGCTAAGGTCATTCCACCAATAAATGCAGCGCCTGCTGCAATCGGACCAGAAAATAATCCTGTTGCAACTACAGCTGTAACCGCTAATGCAGCACCTAGCGCGCCAACAACACCGCTCATATTACTTAATGCTGAAGTAACTCCTTGTACTGATTCTTCCACCCCAAAGAAACTTAAAACTCCACCAACATTTTTAGCTTGATCTATTTTATCTGTTATGTCAGCTAAAACTGCTACCACCTCTTCTTGCGCATCAGCAGAAGCTTGAGCAGATTGGCCTAACGCTTGGTATCTCTTAGAAATTTCTTCAATACCGTCTGTTGAAGCTATCATTCCTCTAATGGCTAGTTTTAGTCGGTCCATCCTTTTATATGAGGTTGTAACAAGACTAGTAAATTTTTCAATTAAAGTATTTACTCCTGGAATTTGTTTTAACAAAGGTAAAAAAGCTGTTGCAAGAAGAAATACATTTAACCCTCTTAACAATAAGCCCGCAGCCCTGCCCAGAGCTGTAATCGCTAATGCAGCACCGTTTGTTGCTATTGCAAAAGTTTTTGCAACAATACCTTGTTTAGCCATTGCTGCAGAAGCTGCTTCAATTCTAGTAGTTAATACGCCTTCATCAACTGCAGCCGTTCTAAGTGCTACACTTAATCTTTGAATTCTTGTTGCTGTTGATTCTGCAATTACTCCTTGCTGTGCAAGTGCTTTTATATTTGCTTGAGTCTGTACATATTCTTGCTTACTGGCTGTACTTAGAGATAAAATCTGTTTAGAAAGATTTTGTGTAATTAATCCTTTATTAACTAGTTCTTTGATTTCAGATCTAGTTGAAGTTGTTTGTGCTCGTGCCAGAGTTAACTGTTCACGTTGTACTGCTATATACTTTTGTAGATTAGAAGCTGTTATATTTCCTTCTTTTCCTAGAGCGGTAAAAGTAGAGGCTTGTTCTCTAGCAGCTGCGTTACCTCTATAGTAGGTTCTTTCTTGCTCCATTAAAGTCACATTTAAAGCATCTATTGCTTCTTTGCCTCTTCTAGAAGCACGTTCACCATCTAAAAAGCGTGCTCTAAAACTTTCAATTTTAGTATTAACGCCGTCAATTGTACTACCTAGTTCTCTAAATGCGACTCTAGATATTTGAAATAGTGCAAGAGAAAATAGAGATACAGCATTTGTCATATCTTTAGCAAAAAAGTCAGCTATAGGGCCTAGTGTATTTGCTAAAATTATGCCAAACTTAGTTCCTAAGTCAACAATAGTTGTAGATAGTTGTTCAATTGATTTTTGAGCTGATGGAGCTGTAGTATCAATAGCTTTAAATTTACGTAAACCTTCATCAATTACTTCATTCACAAATGCTTGACGACGCTCAAACTGTGAAAGCTCACTAGCTGTTTTACCTAGTTGTTTAGCATATTTTTCAGCTGCTGGCTCGATGCGAGTAAAAATACCTAATTCGTCTAATAGTTCAGGTTCTAATTTTGCAGCACCTCTAACTAGTCTTTCAAAAGCATCACCTAAGTTTCTACCTAAAGCTTTTGAAGCTTTAAGTGATACTTCACCGAGTTGTTCAATCTGTTTTGTATTAAACCCTGAAGCTAAGGCTAGGTTTGCTTTTTCAGCGGCTTCAACTAGAGTAAGTTGTCCTTGTGTTATATCTTGAAGTGAGGTTAGAATTTTGCTACTGCTTTCACCAATACCAGCAGCTAAGTTCTGAGTACCTCTTAAAATAGTTTCAGCTTGAGCTGCTCTGTTTAAGGCAGAAAAAGCTTGTTGTAACGCAAAAACGGTGGCAGCAGCACCTGCATAGGCACTGACTAAACCACCGAGTCCACTTGCTTGTGCACCAAATTGACGACCAGCTGATGCTGACGCTTGACCTAACCGAGTAGTAGAACGAGTTAAACTTACTGACTCTTTACCAGCTTTATTTGCACCGGCTTCTAAACCACCTAACTGTTTATTGACTCTTTCCATAGTCTTGAGGGCTTTACCCTCGCCAGTAGACTTGTAATTGATGTTAATATTAGTATTGGTGGCCAATCATGTTCTACCTTCTTTTAGATTTTTGTGCTTTTTGCTTTTGTTGTTGTTTGTAGTGTGCATCAGTTTCAGAAATTAGTATCATCATTAAATCTAATACTTTTTGACGCTCTACAACCTCGTACACATCTAAGAGAACACCTAAACCTGAAAAGTCTTTTCCTAACCAACTTCCGCTCATACCTTCGATATTATCTGGAAGCATATTAAATATTTTCAGAGCCAATTGACCATTAAAGTCTAAATCTGTGTATTCAATTGGAATCTCTTCAGGAATAGGATCTGTTCCCATTTGTTCACACATCAGAAAGTATTGTTCTTTGGTTATTCCTCCAGTTTGGAGTCTTTCTGATATGAAACGAGTTAGTTTTTTTCCGACACCTCTATAGCATCTCTCTCAAAGATTTCAAAATCATTCATACAGTCTGTAACAAACTGATCAAAAATAGTTGAATTCTTTAATAGCTCTAGTGCATCTTCTTCTGAGTAAGGAACATCCTTAGTCATATCAGCACCTGCTGTGTCAATTGGAAGAATGCGGGCTAGTTCACGAATTGTAAGACCTTTCCATCCACGAATAACTTCTCTTGAATACTCTTCCAAAAACTTATCGTTATCGACTTCTTCTTCACGTTGACGTGTGCGTTTATTAAACTTAAAAACTAATGCACGATTACGGATCTTCATTAGCTTGTCACGTCCGACATAGGATAGTTTTACTAAAAAACCATCACTGTCTGGAAATTCTACTTCAATGATTTTTTCTTCAATCATTAAATTTTTAATCATACTCATAGGTTTCCCCTCCTTAAAATGAAGAGACAGCTATCGTATCTAACTTACAATCAGCGAGGGGGTACTGTTGCGTGTTAAGGATAGCTGTCTCACAGTTATTATTCATTCATGACCCCCTCGACATGAATTATTTAGCTTACTTCTGAAGCAAAAATTGTGACTTCATCACCGCAAGTTGGATCTGTTTCCTGTGCGAGGAAGTCAACTGTGATTCCAACCACATCATCAATTGAATGTGATGGGAAGTCAAACTGGACTGATTCCATATTTAGTGCGAAATATGGTGCAGTTGTACCACCGATTTGTAGGTTAGCACTTGCTCCAGTTGTTTGAGTTGAAGTATTACCAACAATATCTCTTAGGAACTCAGCTGACTGGTTAGCTCCTGCACGTAGATATGCAGTAAAGTTACCTGTAACTGATCTTGAACCTGTGAACTGACCAATTGGTGTATTAAGAGCAGCAAGTTCTTCAGGTGTTAGATATGTTGCATTGTTGTTGTAAGACCAGCTTAATCCTGTTACTGGGAAAGTATAAGACTTAGCAGCACCAGATGCAGCAGATACAACATTAATTGAGCTTAGACGGTTCTTAATGAAGGCAGCTGTTGTAGCTGAACCAGCAACGTTTGAAGAACCAAATGGATGATAGTGCTGACCAGCAGCTCCATTAGCATCAATTGTTGAGTTAGCAGCAGTTGATGTTCCAGAATTCAATGTACCACCAAATACTGAGATAGCTTCGTCTCTTGTTGAACCTGTAAGTTCGTAAAGGTTTGTACCAAACCCACTCCATGATGTTGATGCGATTGTATCAATAGCAGCATCAACTGTAGCTTCGTTAACAGCAGCCTGACCAACCTGATAAACAACATTATCAACTTTAAAGTAAAGTGAGTATTCATTCATTGATGGGAAGTTTGAGCTATGAGCTGTAACGTTAGCATTAGATGACTCACCAATGTCAGCAGCGTCTGCAAAACCTCTATGCTTTAGATGGAAGATACCATTGTTTTCCCATGATGATGTCTCAGCACCACTAGCTGCTGGTGCAGTGTTTGACATCATTGACTGCCATAAGAACCAATCTGCAACTGGCTTTGAATTACCAGTTTGAGAATCAGAACCGTCAGTTGCAATCATTCCTGTTGGACGAATGTAAGTTGTGAAGCTCCACTCAACAGGATTAACTGATGTATTAAATCTTTGGGTTGATCTATCAGGTGTATTACCTGATTCAAGAGTTGTGATGTCCTGATTAGCAGCACTCTGGTTGAATGCATAACCAGCCAAGACTTCGACTCTCCATGTGTTAGTAGGTTTCATGCTTGATGAAAGACCACCACCATTTAAGTCAATTGTTGACCAAAACACTTCAGTATTTCTCTGAAGGTTAATCTGTGTATTAGGACCGCAATTAGCCATTTATTTATCTCCTTATAAAGTGACTTCGTAACTAACTAAGATTTGTAATTCTACAATTCCGTAGGGGGTTAGAAGTCCTTCGTCAGTATTTATAGACTGTATAGTAATGTCTAAAATTTCAAAATGTGAATGAGTTTTAGGTAAGTTATAAATGACATGTTCTATATCACTTGTTAAATTACCATATTGCTCATTTAGTAATTCATATTCTTCATCGTATATATACGCTCTAAGAGCTAAAATTAACTGAGACTGGGTATTACCGTGAGTTTGATAATTTCTAGTTTCTGTTCCAGCTACAATGTAGATAGAAGGAAAATCATTTATTTCATCAATAAATTTGTACCCTCTAAAAACATTTTCATGTAGATCTGATTTGAATCTATATGTAGTACTTAAAGGGGATCCTGTCCCGTCAATTAATTTTAAGTTATCTACTACAAAGTTTACAATATCTCTTCTCTGAGACATATTTTTCACCTTACTTAAATTGAGTATATCATAGGGAGTTGACTCGGGCAATTATAAATTTTTAAATATCACCACGAATCAATTTAAACTGTCTAGAATATAAATTTTGAGTGATACTTCTTAGACTCCCCTCAATCATCTCTGAAACATCATATCCGTATTGCTCTAACGAGTAGTAGATAGGGTTTGAATAATATCTTATGATTGAATTTCTATAGTTTACTTGAGCTACTCTTAGATTTTCTATAAATCTACCACTTCTGTATGTTAATGTCGGTGGAGTAGGCTCACCCCCTTTTCTCATTCTGCTTTTTGTTACATCTTGTAAGAGTTTTGTCATTGTAACGGCAGATATAAATTGTCCTGTTTTTTGTTTAGATCTTTTAGGGGTCAAAGATCTTGGTAAATCTTTACTAATTGTATTTAATAAAGCTGACGCATCTACTACAAAATCTAAGGGAATAGATCCTCCTGTAGGTATTGATACAGAAAATTTTAATTTATCTATCGAAGCGGCAGAGCCTAATAATGCTCCTAGTTCTGTTTTTGCTCCTGCTTTAAAGCCAAGATTTCTTATATTTTTTGTATCAACAGATAAAATAGCATTTTGTTCTAATTTTTTTCTAGTTTCAGCTAATAATTTTCTTTCAAAACCACTTGTAAAAAAGAACTTATAAGTTTTAATCCCAGCTGAGTTCTTATCATAATAAGAGAATCCTATGTCGTTATTATTAAACTTCAATCCTACAAATGTTTGAAAAAATCTTAAAGTTTTACCTTGAGGTGCGCTTACGTTTACTTGTGCAGTTAAATTTCTAGCTTTGTTTTTAAGTTTTATCCCAAAGGGACCGTTCATAAACTCATTCCAATTATTTTTCAACACACTCTCAAATAAATTATTTAGTCCCTCTACTCCTCCTACTGCCGATATAAACATATCTTGAAAAGCCTTTACATCTTTTTGAGTTACTTTTGATAATTCTTGTAACTCTTTGAAGTTGTTTTCTACAGAAGTTATCAAAGCAGTATTACCTAATCCTATTCTAATTAATTCTGTAATCAGTAATTTTTGTCTATAAATGTAGTCTGGGTCATTTGCTACACTAGCAGCTACAGTAGGAGTGGCTTGAGTTAATTTTAGTTGTCCAGCTGCTTCATAAGACTTACCTGGTGCTAACTGACCTAATGTAAACTTGGCTTCAATGTCAAGATCTGAAACCCCCATAGTAGACTGAATTTCAGATACTATACTTGCTTCAACTACTCCAGGTTCTGCCTTTTTAATTAATGAAGCTACAACACTAGGTGGAACACCTTGAATATCTGCTTTACCAGATGCGGTAGTGGCCTCCCCTTTACCTTCAAAAACCCCTTTAACTATTTGTTCACCTAAATAACCCAAAGCTGCATTAGGATCTCTTTTTAATCTTTTTGCTTCATTTAAGCCTTTTTCAAAATCTTTATCTGAAATGTTGATTAAAACAGAAATCATTATATAGGCAACCTATAAAGATTTAACACTCGTCTTATTTGAGGAGGAAATCCATCCATAGAAAGCTCATGTGCTACAGAATCATCACCAGCTAATCTAGCAGAAGAAACACCTGATCTACCTTTGTAAAGTACTTTAACCATTTCTAGTGCAGCTAGTTTTAAATCTGCAGGTACACTTACATAGCCTCCAGTATAATTAACTTTTACACCGTTAGCAAAGTTTTGAAACTGTCTAGGATTAAAGAATCCTAAACGAGGAGTTCCTCCGCCTCTACCAGCATCAAAATTTATCTCTCCAGTTTCAGCGTACCACATATACTCATTTACTTTTCTAGAGAAGTCTATAATTTCTGTTTTGTTTTGTCCTTCGTTAAAATGTAATAACAGTTTAGTATCTTCATCAGAACTAAAAGGATTTGTTAAAGTAGTAAAGTTAGCGGAATATCTATCTATCCAAGAAACTCTTAGTTCATCTAAATTACCTTTATAATTTTTGTTAGATGTTAAATTAATTCTACCAATTTCAACAGAAGAACTTAGTGTTGGTACTGCATTAGAAGATGTGACTGTATCTCCAACCTGAGATCCATCTTTAAATATTTTATACTCAGAATCACTTCTTACGACTGCAATATGTGTAAATGTATTGGCTGTTAAGGTAGCACCTTCTATATATGTGGTTTCAGTTCCATCCTCTACTGTTTTAAAATATATACCGTTAGTTTCGTCATAAGATAGTTCCCAATAGTTAGAAGAGTCATCTACTCTAGATACCAAACAATGATCAGTTAAAGCTTTTGGTCTAGTATAAAGTTCAATAGTAAAAGGCTCTGAATCAAAGTCAAAATCAGTTGAAGACCCAATACTTAAATAATCACCAGACCCATCTAAAGTTAGACTAGATGTTCCATATTTTTTAATTCTTTTAGTTGTTTTTGCATTTCCAATAGTAGAAACTGTATGACTTGTACCTTCTAATTCAATTTGCTCTCCAGAAGGACCTGGTCCTCCGAGCGCTGAATATTTCTCTCCAAGATACTGAGATACTTCATTAACACTAATAATTGGTGGATTTTTAATAAAGACGGAGGATATTCCTCCATCAAAATATTCAGTATAGGTATTAGAAGAAAAAACCCTACCACAATAAGACTCTACGAGAGACGATACATAAGTATTAATAGAATTTAATCTATCGTCTTCGGAATCATTATCTAACTTAATTTTTAAAAACTCTTTTATTTCAAGAAGCGTTACAAGCATCGAATTCTCCAAAAAATAAAAGGGGATGGGGCTGGAGGCCCACATCCCCTTTTTACTTAGGTTAAAAAGTATTCTTACTCAGCACCACTTAGGATGTTAACAGCGTAAGAATAAGTTGAGCTTAGTGCTGCAGATGCGACAGTTGTAAGTGCCTTCATGTCATAACGAGTTGACATATACATAGCAGTTACCTGACGCTCTGGAAGATATTCACTTTCAACTTCCATTGCACGACGCTCACCGATTAGGAATCCAGGCTTATAAATCATTGTAGCAAGGACGCGGTTGTTGGCTGTGCCAGAAACTGAGTCCATGAACTCTGAAATATATAGTGGGATACCATAGATGGCTCCAAGTGAACCTGTTAGGTATGTTGCCTGAGCACCGAACTTGTCAACTGTCTGGAAATCAGTCTCAGTTACGAAAGCATTATAACCTTCAACTGATGTTAGAAGTACTAGGTTTTCACCTAGAGCAAGTCCGTATTTACCCATTAGACCGCGAGCTGAAGCAACAGTAGCTGCATTAGCTTTAGCAGTATTAGCGGAGGCACCTGTTAGGCCAACACCACGATAGAGGTTAAGGGCACTAACTGCACCAGCGTGGTTGACAACACCTTTAATTGGTGAAGCAACACCGCCGACACCTGTAGTTGAACCAGCTGAGAGTGACTCAGTAGCATCAAACCCAGTAAGAGCACCTGTACCGCGAAGTAGAACCTTATCGGTAAAGCGAGCTAGACGACGAGTAGCAGCTGAACGTAAGAAGTCAACTAGCGGAAGAATTGTATCTTCTTCTTCGTCTTTAGCAATGTGAGTCTTAACCATGAACTTATGTGGTGTAAGTTCAACAGATTTAATCTGATGCTGGTTAGTTGTTGGTACAGAGCTATTTGTATCAGTTGTATATGTACCTGACTCGAATTGTGCAATTGCATCATCTGTATCTTCATCAGCTACTGGAACTGAGAATTGACGTGCATTTACTTCAATACGATTGAAAAGAGGAGCTACAACAAGCTGCTGTCTCATTTCTTCGTATACGTTTGTTGAGAAGGCGTTTTCGAAAGCATCAACTGAGTTACCAGCAACAACGTCTTTCATACGCATACCCATTTTTGTATCCATTGGGCTCTTACGTAGAGCTTTAGCTAGGAAATATGCATTTGATAGATCTTTCTGTGAGAACTGAGTATTTCTACGAGTGTTCTCCTGATAGATCATTTTGCTTTCGGTAAAGGAATGAATCTGCTCTTTATAAGCTTTCATCTGACCTCTAAGTTCAGCAAGTTCTTCAGCAAGACGAGAATTTTCATGATCTTCGTCATTAGCCTTAATCTTTTCTTCAGATTGCTTTTCAATAACTGTGCCAGCTTCTTTAACTAGTTCAGCTACTCTTGGCTCTGAAACCTGAGCGACTGCTTTTTCTTCAACAGCAGGAGCCGCAGGGGTTTGTGTTTCTACATTAATGGTATCACCAATATCTTGAGTTGCCATTTTTGTGTTCTCCTTATCTTCGGTTAGATAACCGTGTAAACTTAAAGCGAAGTTTCTATCTTCTTCCTCTGGAAGGTTGATTAGAGCTTTAATAGTTTTAGTGAATCTTTGAGCCATTCCATAGTGTGTGTCACTCCATGAGCCGGCTTCCATGCTTTTTAGATTGATCAAGTTGTTTAATGTTGTTTGTAACTCAACACTTGTTTTAATCTTTTCATTATTCTTCATAGAATAAAGATCTAGTTCAGAGGCTTTAACATATTCTTCGAATTGTTGTTTAATAGACTCTCTGTCTGAATCTGTATAATTTGTAGCATCTACATGATCTACTAGTACAACATCATACTTAGTATTAAGATCCCATGTATTGACCACAGATAAATTAACAGCATCAACTTTAATTGTATTATCGCTGGAATTACCGTTAATGTCAACCTCTTTAAATATAAAAGATGGGCTTTCGGCTGTAGCAATTTTAGTCACTACATATCTTTGCCCGTTCATTTTAACAAAGTCGTTGTTATTAAGTTTTGATGTCTCAGCACTTAACATATTATAGAATGGGATAGGTTTAGTTGGATCTTCATAACTAGCTTCTTCATCCTCTTCTTTAATAGTTTCTACTTCAGGAGCAGATGATTTAGTATCTAGTTCTTCAGATTCTGCATCAGTTACTACTGCTTCAGATTTCTCTTCAATACTCTCAACTACTTCTTCTGAAGTTTTAACCTCTTCTGAAGATTCGATTACTTCTTCAGTAATCTCTTCTACTTGAGCTTCTTCTGTCATTTCATTCTCCTCATTAGTTTTTTCAGATATGAATTGTTTTTTGAATTCTTCATAGCTTTCATCAGATTCAAAACTTTTTCTGATACTAAATAAAGACTCTTGATTGGCAGGTACGCTCACTACACTGATTTCTAACAACTCTAGATCTTTAACTACGAAAGTATCTGAGTTTCTATCAAAATCCGCATCTTTAACTCTAAAACCAACACTAAAGCTTTTTAGTGCTCCATCGTTAATTAATGTTTGTACACCGTGTAGTTTTTCTGCCGCATCTGAGACAGAAGCTTCGACAAAGATTCCTTTTTTATCGACTCTAACCACATCTGATCTACCAATCGGTTTACCATGATCATGCTGATAAAGTAATACAGGATTTTTACGATAGTTCTCTACTCCTTTTGCCCATGCTTCTGGAAGTACGATATCGCCAACCCTGTCTTTATCTTTAGTATTTGCATATCCTGCAATCTTAAATTTACTCTTAGTGGTGCTATCTTTACTTTTAATTTCGATATCATCACTATTTATAAAGAATTTTTTATCATTCATTTGTTAACTCCGTTTTATCTTCTTCAGGAGGTCTACCGCCTAGTTCTGGACTTATTGCGCTTCCTGCTATATTTTGAGGTATTCTAATATTAGCTGTAGCTTCTTCTTCTAACTTAGGGAAGTATAGCTTTTCTCTAGCTTCATCCGCAGTTATAATTCCAGCATTTACTAAAGAAGTAAAATATTGTGCTTGTGTTTTTAAATCTGGTTGTAAAGCAGGTATATTTCTTAATTCTGGTCTAACCTTAACTGAGTTAAAGAAGTGTTCGAACGCACTAGCAAATTGTTGTACAATTGGAATTATTGTATGTTCATAAAATAAAACCTGGTTAGTCGCTATATTCGCGTTGTTCCCGCTTTTTAACAAGACATATGGTACACCTAAAGCTTTTGCCATATCTTGTTGTAATCTTTCAACACTGTTTTCAAAATCTAAGTTTTGAAAATTTATATCACTAAACTTGTCAATTTTTAGTCCACCATCTAAAATTGCAGGGTTTCTAGCACCTTCAAAAATAGTAGTATAACTAGATCTCCAAGATTGTAGTAATCTTTCTTTTACTTTTGCACTCATTACATTATCAGTAGTTAAAACAACCCCTGGAATTGCATTATTCCTAAAGAACTGTCTTTGGAATTTTAAAAGAGCGTAGTATAGATTAATTAAATCTGTTAAACTTTTTAATCTACTTTTACCTCTAAAAATACTTTCTTCATTGTCATCTTTTACGTGAATAACTTCTGAAGCATCAAAGTAAATTTTAGTCTCTTGTTTAACTCCAGTAGAAGGGCTTCTGTTTCTACCTGTAGATGATCCTGCAAATGGTTCAAATCCTGAGTCGTAACTAGATCCTGCACCGCTTAGTAGATATGTATAACCTTTTATAAATCGTTTTGCGTCAGTTTCGATTTCTATATCGTTCGCAGGTAAAATATATATATCATTACCATCATAATAGAAAAATGCATTTCCGTCAATTAAAAAATCAAAAAGTCCACGACGTAAAAATCTTATTTTATCCTCAAAGGGGTTAGGTCTCTCGTTTAAAAGTTTATTAACTTTTTTAACTGGTCCTCCACCTGGACCTGTTTCAACTGCAAATGGTATACCTACTGCTGAGTTTATAATCATCTCTATACAGCGATGAATAATTTCAACTTGATCATAAGCAGCTCTAAAATCTACATTACTATCAGGTTGAATTAAGGGCTCTTGGCTTTGTAGATAAGGTTGAATTGGATTTAGTTTTTCTCTAGTTAGTTTTTCTCTAATCCAAGATATAGGGCCTGCCATTAGTTAGTTTCTCCAAACTTATTCTTTTGAGCTTCAATCCAATTTTTAACTTTTTCTGATCGCCAATTTGAGTATCTTTGACCATATATAGAATGTAACTTCTCATGATGAGCTTTACATAGTGTATAAAGGTTTTCAGAAGAGAGTAGATCTAAGTGTTCTTCGTAAAATTCTACTCGTAGTTCTTTTATCTCTTCATATTCTGTTATATTTAGATTTCTTTTATCTACCCAGTTGTTCCATAGTTCAGAAATGCTATATAAGTGGTGAAGCTCTAAATTACTAGTAGATTTACATATATAACAACTCTTACCGTAGCTGTAATGTTTTTTAATATAATCTCTTACATATTTTACTGGGATTCTTTTAAGTTCTGACATTATTATAAACTTTAATTACATAGCAGTCAAAATTTTATTTTCTATCTTTTTGCTTTATTGCGTTTTGTAACTGTTGTAACCAAACCTCGTGTTTTCTTTTTCTTTTTGCTGAGTGACTTTGTATTAGTTGTGAGAGTATGAGTAGCTAGTTTTACTGGATAACCTAGCTTTCTCAAACTAGCTACATCTTTTTTAAGAGTCTTTGTAGTATGTTTCTTTCTTAGTGGAAACATACCACGTTTTACTGAGTTCATTGGTTTAATTTTTTTAGGCATAAATACTCACTGAGGAATTTTTAGAGTAAGAATAAATAGCGTACCTTAAAGCGTCACAACAATGTGAACTCCAATCATGTAAAGGTTTTGCTTTTTCTCCTTTTGTATTCCATCTATATGCTGTTACACTAGAATAAGTTCTTTCAGCATTTTCTATATCAAAAAATATGTTTTCATTTTGTACTAGTACTTGAAGATAACTGATACCATCATTAACAGATTTTATTGCGTTTTCACAAAAGATATCATAATCATACGCTAAATCAGCTTTAGTTTGTTGAGCAGCTGAGTCAATATAAACATTCTCAACCCCCCAATGTTCAATCATTTCGCCAATCACTTCTGCATGAGAAGAGGTAGTACCCTCTGTTGCAACATATTCGTCTACTACTATATAATTTTCACCATCTGTAGCCACTACTACAAAAGCTGTATCATCTCTAAAACCAATATCTAATCCTGCTATAAAGGTATAACGTTGGTCTTGAGGTAAAATATGCTCTTTAGCATCTATTAGATGCACAGAATCATCAACTTTATAAATCTGCCCTTCAAAGCTTGTCCACTCACAATAGTACTCTTGCTGGAAGATTGTTGGGGGTAAAGTCTTTTTTGCTTCTTCAATATCTGCTTCTTTTAGGGCAGGATTAACGTGCCAAGCATATAAACCACTACCCCATTCCGGGTAGTTATCGTCATCGCCACGCTGATAGTAATCATAGAGATAGTTTTGCTTACCTCGTGGAGTAGATATGAAAAGAGCTCTACTTCCTTGATAAGTAGATAGCGCGGGTCTTAAATCTCTTGTAAAGTATTCGTCATCTGGGATAATAGCTGCTTCGTCAACAATTAATAGGTGAGCAGCTCGACCAACTAGACTAGTTCTATTATTTGCAGATAGTAGTCTAAAGGTACTATCATTGATAAGTCTTACAACTCTATCTTTTAAATTTAGTCGCTTAGTTTCTATACCGAAAGCTTGTATGAGTTCTGTAGTATAGTCCCAAATAATAGATGATAAGTTATAGTCAGGAGCTACAACAATTACTTGTTGTCCAGGCTCTAGTAGTTTTGCTAGAGCTAGTACCGATGCAGCACTAGATTTACCTGTTCTTCTTGCTGAGATATGTACCCAAAAGCGATGATCTTCTAACCCCTCAAGCATTGCTACCTGACTAGGATTGAATTCTTTAAATCCAAACTTGTCAGGTAGCTTTGCAGTCAGTTTTTCAATTGGTACTTTAAAATATGGTTCACTCATACTACACTGTAGCAGTTACATCCTCTGAAAGCGATAATGCTACTAATGCATTATCTGTACCATCTGTAATTGTTCCACCATTCAAGTCAATAGAAGAGCTAGCAGATACTGTGATTGTTTCTCCTCCATTTAAAGTATGGCTTGCACTAAAGATAATTGAGTTATAGTTAGTGCTTGAAGCACTAAGAACTACTGAACTCCCATCAACATCTACAGTTAATTGAGGAGTCCCACTAATTACTACACCTTTTCTTGCAAAAGTAACTTTAACTTCAATATGGTTATTATCAGTATCAGCTTCGATTGTGGCTGAAGCAGGTTTTTGAACATACTGAGCGATTATAGCATCCCACCATTGTTGCATCATAGAAGTAACTTCAGCATCTGTCATATCAATATACTGTCCTTCATTATCAGGATCTTCTTGTTGCATAGTATTAGCAGCGTGCATTGCAAGAGCGCGAGTTACAATACTTTCTCTAGTTAGTACTGTTAATGAGTCAGGAATATAAAATTCTCTTTCAGCTAGGTTAGGCACCCAACCTACATATGTATAGTCGGAACTATTAAAGTGGTAACCACCATCTCTAATAAAAGTAGGAGCACGTTTTGCATCGCCTCTACCAACTTGTTCTAACATGTATTCAACAATCATTATTGATCTCCTTTAAATAAGGCATCATCAAGAATTCTGTTTTCTAGACCTTGAAGTTTCATTCTAATGTCATCAACATGTAGCTGATCAATTAACTTATCACACATATCATCTAAAAACTCATACATACCTGTTACAGTGTAGTCATCAGACTGTTCTTCTTGTGCTAAGTAACGCATCATGTCTTGAAATATTTTTCCGGGATTAACCCCAATTTGTTCTAGATATTCTTGTTCGCCTTTAGTTATGCGTCCGCTTTGACGGATATCTCTTAAACATTGAACTAAACTACGTTTTAAATGAGACTTAGCTTCTTCTTTTTCGAAGTCTTCTTCTGTATAACCTTCATAGGGCGCTTTTAACTGGTCGTAGAGTTCTGAAAGAGTTATAACATCTTTCATAGCTCCTTCTACATATTTCATTCCAGCAGCGCTAGAAGATCTCATTTCTGCTAATTCAATCTCTAAAAGCGTTTTTCTGTTTGGATCTTTCTCTTTTTCTACTTGTGATTCTTTAATCTTAATTTTTGCTTGAGTTTTAAGATAGTTCCACTTAGCCTCTTCTAGCGCTTGACGCTTAGAACTTACTTCAGCACTAATCTGTCTTAGATTCTTCATTGGTGCTGCGTAGCTTAAGTTAATATGTCTCCAAGTCCATTGAGAATGTGATCTATTCCAAATTCTTTCTGTTTCTACGCAGTTTAACATAGCTGCTTCAGCTAATGCTGCGTTTTCAGCAAATGTTTTGTTTCCAAAACTTTTAACATTAGGTAAATTCTTTGCAGAAAATACCTCACTCAAATGAGTAGATTGGTGATCTTGTATCCAAGTATTTAAGTCTTTTGACTTAATAATATCATTACTCATTATGTCCCCTCTTTAAATATATAGGATCCCATTGCTTGAGATCTTCGTTTGGTTGTGCTTCAAAACAGTTTGGTTGTAACGTAAACTTTCGTAATCGACAACCAAATATCTGTTCTAAATGTTCTTTAGTTTTTACAAACTCTCCAACAGGAATAAACTGTTGATCTTCTTTACAAGCTACTATAGTTTTACAAGTATCAGCTTGCATTTCTTTTAATGCGGCTAGACGTTGCATACCCATTCCAACATGGTACAACTCACCATCATCATTTTTATTTCTAGCACATAATGGATATTTTAACCCATTTTTACGAATGCTGTCAATTATAATTTTTTGCATTTCTACAAACTCTGGACGAGTCTTAAAAAACTCAGGTGGACGAGGAAACTCGGGAGTAAGAAGCTTAACAGGGAAATGCTCTATGTATACTAAAATCATTAGATACTACTAGTGTCTAAAACTTCTATAGAGGCAGAGGCTAACGGATAATCATCTAGAGATAGTGTCATTGTTTCAATGCCTTCACCAGTAGAAACATCTTCCGATAGAGTGAAGGTTAAAGTATTTGAAGAACCGGATAGCACAAAATTTCCAGTTAAGCTACCGCTTGATAAGTCCCCACTAGTAATTCCTGTTATTGTATAAGGTACTGAAGTTCCTGAATCTACATTATCAGTCTGTAGAGTAAACGCAACAGTATTTCCTTCTTGAGTAGAAGATACATTCGCGCTTACTGAGTATGATGGTAAAGTAGGATGGTTTATAAACGTAAAACTACTAGTAGAGTTTGAAAATGTTACTAAAGAGTTATTAGATCCAGTAGGAGTATTTAGTTTAGATAAATTATCTAAATCTATGTTTCCTTCATGAAGTATTACATTACCGCCTACGGTTGAGTTATCCTTTAACTTTGCCATTTTGTTTTCTACCTAAAATGTGATGATCCTTGAATCCAAATTACTAAACTCCAACGAGTACCAGCAGTAACCGGAGCTACTCTGTGACACATATAACTTGGAAACATCACTGCTGTACCTTGCGCTTGAGGCACAATATGATTATTGCCATCATAAATTTCTAAAGTTCCTCCCTCATATTCTGAAGGATCACTTAGCTGTAAACTGTAAGAGATTTTACGCCCATAAGAGTTTCCTCCGCTAATATCAATATGCCAATCATAATGTTGCTCTGTTTTTGAATCATACTTAAGAACTTGAAGATCATGTAAAATACCAGTTAACTCAAAATTAAAGGCATTTTTGTTAGCATAGTCTACTTGATATAGTATCTTTCTAAATACCCCATCAGTTATTTCATCACGAGGCATACCATATAAATACACATCTCTAGTTGAACGACGTACCTCAGATTGTTCTCCTACACCAACTGATGCAAATTGTGGAGTTCTTTTTTCTGCCCACTGTCTTATCCACATACATTCTTCAGGAGAAAAATATAGTTTTGGATCATCAGGACAAGTATTTTTATCATGTACAATAAATGACGGAGTTGGTGGTAGTTCTTTATTTAGTAATAGCATTTTATACCTCAAATTTAAAAGGTTTAATTGAGTCTTGTGCTTGAACTTGTTCAGTTTTTGAAACAGAAGTTTCTTTCGGTTTGTTTAAAGCATATTGAATAATTCTGTCTGTTTGCTTTTTATACTCGTCAGAGTGTTTAAAAATACCTAGACTTGGACGTCCATCAAATCTATGCTCTGCAGCATATGGACCATTAGCACGTACATAGTGAATAAATACTTGAGCTTGCCAAGTGCCTGTATATTCATCACGCCAATGAGGTACTTCACATCCTTCATACATCATAAGTTCTCCGACCCCAATATTAATTGGATTACCTACTTTTTCTTCTTTTGTAGAGTCTGGACTGCCTACATAGATAGGCCAGATATCTGTTGGACTAGACATGCCAAGCGTCATTGTACCTGATATTTCACAAGACGGACGATCTTTATGCCATTCTAGAATTTCACCAGGCTGATAAATACGTGCATAGGTATATGCCGGAATTAGTTGCATACCTAAAAGATTTGATAGCGGTTGAGCAAGCTGTAATAATAACGTATCAAAAGCTGGATCTCCATAAATACTCCAACTCTTTGGGCATTGAGTATCATCTCCTCCCATTGAAACTGGCGGAGTCATATAACCTGCATCTTTACGTAAGTGCATATAGTTTGTTAGAAAAGTGCACATATCTTTTGATATTACATCATCAAAAAGTACATATTTATCTCGTTTAAATTTTTCTTGTGGTGTCATTATTTTACCTTTCGTTTATTAATTAATAAATGTTGTTAGCATTATATTTGGTGTCCAGCTTCAGTGCTTTTAACTTGAGTTAAACTTCCAATATTTGTTGCATTTGTATCTGATGCAAATGGGAACTTTTCGATTATAGCTGTATAAACTGGAGTTGATATTCTACCTCCAGCTGCATAACCATTAGTAACACTTGACTGCCCAGACATATTCCATTTTGCTGTTGTTAAATCCCCCACATCAGCTCCATTACTGCTGGCGGCAAATGAGAATTTTTCTATAACATTAATTGCAGTATTGGTTGGAGAAAAATATCCTCCAGAAGAATATCCATGGGTACGTGAAGATTGACCAGACGCTCTAATTTTAATTGAAGTTAGCTCTCCTACATCAGAAGCATTTGCATCTGAACTAAAAGGAAACCTATCTATGATATCTCTATCATAATACCCTCCTGATGTATATCCATGAGTAGTTGATGATTGACCAGATCCACCATATCTTGCTATTGTCAAATCAGCAATGTCAGTTGCGTTAGTATCTGAATTAAAAGGAAATTTTTCAATAGTGTTGATGATTGAAGGAGTTTGACCACCAGAAACATAACCATTATAATCTGATGATTGTCCAGCCATATCATATTTATCTACTGTTAAATCACCAACACCTACCGCATTTGCGTCTGAACTAAATGGAAATTTTTCAATAATGCTGCCGCCAAACGGAGGTGTTGGAGCTGGTAAACCGCCACTTGTGTACCCATTATCCGATGACGACTGTCCTGTCATTCTTGATCTTGCTTGTGTTAAGTCGCCAACGCTTGTAGCATTTGTATCTGAGCTAAAAGGAAACTTTTCAATTGTAGATAATGTACTAGATACTGTTGGAGAATACCCTCCACTTGTATAACCGCTCACTGTACCTTGAAAGATAATCTCATAAAAGCTGTAAACAGTAAGAGGAGAGATATCAGTAAATAAAAGATTACCGTCTGGATCACTTGATAATGCTCGTACAGTAGCATTAGCAGAACCTTCAATGCTAGAAACATTGATAGTCGGTGTAGAACCTACAAGTGGTTTAGAGTTGCTCGTTGAGTCGGGTTTTAATATTGCCATTATGTATGAAATGCTGCTGAAGGTCTACCATAAATACCAGTATTCAGCTCTCCTATATCAGATGAATTAGCATCTGATGAAAATGTAAATTTATTTATTGCTGTACCTCCAGGCTGTCCTGAAGAATAGCCATCAGTTTGACTAGAATGTGTAGATCCAAAATATGTATTTTGATTAACTAGAGTAGAAGCAGGAGTATCAGATGAAAATGGAAACTTATATACAGATCTATTTAAGAGAAAAGGGGGTGAGCCTCCACCTACTGTATAACCATTCTCTGAGGAAGATATTCCACTACCATCAAAACTCATATTATAAGGAAGCTCTCCGATATCAGTAGACGACGATCCTGAGATTGCAAAAGGAAACTTCACCATTGCATCATCCACCAAGTTCCCGCTTCCTCCTACTGTATAACCATTAGTAGCAGAAGAGTGTGCCCCATGATTACGAGAAATATATGTAAGCTCTCCTATATCTACCCAAGAACCTTCTGAACTGAAAGGCATTCTTTCAACATGATTAAATGTTGGAGCAGGAGAAGTTGTACCTCCTGTTACAAATAGATATGAACCATTATTATGAGTAGCATGGTCGAAGATTCCTGGTGTTGAAGTAGCTGGAGTGGTTAACCATCCTGGCATTGTACTAAATGTTTCTGAAGAAAATGGAAATTTAACTTGATAATTAGGAATACTGCTAGTTCCTGGAAAGCTGCTACTAGGATAGTGTAGTCCTCCAATTATATAACCTGAAGTAGGCCCTGCTCCGCCTATCCAACGGTATGCATATTGAGTTATATTACCGAGAGAAGAAGCTGAAGTCTCTGAAGAAAAAGGAAACTTTTGTATGTCTCTCACAAGTCCGTTAAATGAAGCATTTACTCCACCTACTATATAGCCTGATGTATCTCCTACATATTTAGGAACTAAATCTTGAATAGTAGTAGATATAGAATTAGCAGGATATACATCAGTAAGTGTTAAACTTAAACTTTCAGGAGATTCAGTAACGCCGTCATTTACTACGGTATATGCAACAGAAGCTGTCCCAGGACTACTAGGAGGGAATGTAAAGGATCCTGTATTTGAAGAAGGAGATAAGTCAGATGGAGAAATATCACCACTTAGATAGTAGTTAATACTTCGTCCTTGAACTAAAGGCACTGGAGTAGCTGTAGCAGAATATGTAATAACATTACCTTCTTCTTCTAATGAAGCTGAAGGCGTTTTAGATAAAGAAACTGAAAGAGTACCTTGAATAGTGCCTAATTGAACAACATCATTAGCATCTTTAAACACTATTGTCTCATCTTGTATAATTGAAGCTGGAAATAGTGAATAAAAATTAAAATTACTAGAGGTAATACTAGTAGTAGTTGTATCAACAATAGAGTTTGCGCCTAGAGTACTTCCAGATTTAAGTTGAGCCATTTAGTTTTCTCTTCAATTCATCGACTTCTGATTTAAGTTCTTTCATTGCTTGAATTAATACAGGAACAATTCGTGTATAGGAGATTGCAGTATTACCTTCTGCTACAACGTGAGGTAATACTTGAGAAACTTCTTCTGCAATCAATCCTAGTTCATGATTATTAGTTTGTATTTTATCATACTCTACAGGATTTAGCAATTGAATTTTAGAGAGTTGTTGTCTTAATGGTACTATATTTGTTTTAATAGCCATAGAAGATAGCTCAATTAGTGTGTCTCCTACTTCTACATTTCCACTAACATAGGTATTTCCATAAACATAGAGATTTGATGCTGGATTATAACTAGCACCAGGCCCAACAGTTACTGCACCAGTAGCAAAATAGATATCAGAACCACTCTCTGTCCAAGCACCTGTAGAAGCAGCAACATTATCTTGAACTGTGTCTATTAGTCCAGATAGTGTATTATAAGTTGTATAGTCATTTGCATTTACCCAAGCATTATTTTCGTTGGCAGTAACATTGTCTTGTACTGTGTCAATAAGCCCAGAAAGTGTTGTATATGTGGTGTGATCGTTAGCTGCTGAATCTGGTAGTGCATCAACATTTGCATTAACAGTATTTATCAATCCAGAAACAGTTACATATGTATCATATGTATTAGCTGTTACTGTAGTATATGTATTATAATCATTAGCTGCTGCGTCTGAAGCTGCACTAACATTATCTTGTACTGTATCTATTAATCCAGAAAGAGTTGTATAAGTTGCATAGTCGTTTGAATTTACCCAAGCGTTATTGTCTTCAGCACCTGCCCCTACCTCAGTGCCGTTAAAGTATAGTGTTCCACCATTGTTATAAAGTTTGTTTGTATTATCAGTTAATACATCAATTGGTGAAATGATTGTGACTGAATCGCCTAGATAACGTTGTCTCACTAGCTAATCTCCAACGCACTCACAGTTACTTCTAAATCTGTGCCTCTAACATATAGCTTATCTCCAGTTTCTAGGTTTAAGGGCTTATCAAAGATAAGAGTTTCTCCTACAGGAATTGATGCGTTATATGCTACGTGTGTAGTTGTAGATGCAGAGACATCTTCTACTAGTACGTTAGCAAAGCTTTCACTAGCGCCTATATTTGTTAAATATATTGAATGTATCACCATTGTCGAAGACGTTGGTGCTGTATTGATCAGTGTGTTAGCGATTCCACTAACTGAGTCTGATGATATTAGTTTAAAATTATTTGTTGCCATTTTTTATCCCTCTAATTCTGTTGTTGGTGGTGTAAATGATGTTGTATAACGTGCAAGACCCTTAGTAATTCTGAAGTCTTCAATATAACCCACTACAGGTAATTGATGATTTGATTGAGCCCATGAACCTATTACCTTCGATTCTGTAGATCTGTTAACAATGCTTGAAGTTATACTACCAACAGATACAATTGATGTTCCATTCAGCCAAAGTGTAAAGGTGTTTCCATTTCGAGTATATGCGATATGATTCCAAGCATTTAATGTTGGATTAGTATTTGATATTCCATTACCACCAGCATCGCAATGAAGCAAATTCCAACTAGAGCCGTTACTG